GCTAAGGCGAAAGATGGATATAGTCCTAAAGGTTGTCCTTTAGTCCACCTGATTTCCCCAATAGAGGAAAACCATCGTCCTCTAGATAACGCTTCAAAAGCACCTATATAAGGATTGTCTTTTCCAAAGATAGTCTCTAATACACAGATTTGTAACTGTAAAGGAAACAAATCAGTAAAAGAAGATAAATCAATGGAATGGACAACTTTTCCAGACAGAAGATGCTTCTGGACATAGGTTATCGCTTTATCTTGGTGAAAAGTACAATCCCAGGGTAATTCACCCAGAATTGTATATAATATATCACCAAGTGGCTTCATGGCTAACTGATGGAGACGATATGGGCTTGCAATACTCCTGCATTTAAAGCCAGGTTCTTGCAAAAAGTGGATTTCTCCACAAGCCACATTCTCCCAACCAGTTGGAGATATTGAAGGTTTCTTTGTATACTTGTAACAAAGAGAACTTTCTAGTCTCCTAAATTTCTCAAGGCCGAGTAAGACAGGAGAATATACCCGTCTAAAACGGTCATAGAAACTTAAGTTAGAAGGATCATCAAACCAATACAGATCACGTTCCAGATGTGAATTCTGGAAAACACTTTTATCTTTAAAGATAGGAGCCTTCTTAGAAGGACTACCTTGATAGGTAACAAGTGTTGGAAATGTCTTGAGTTTGATAAAGCGCTCACCAATTTGTTCAAGAGTAACTCTTTGGATATCTTGTATAAGGTTTGGTGGTAAAAACACAGGCTTGCTATTTACTGCTTCAACAAACTTCTTCTCCTGGCTAGGAGTAAGAGAGTTTGCAGTGAAGTAAGTATAACAACAAAGTGCTTGAACCGCAGCTCGGAAGGTTTTCTTGGACCTTTTTGCAAAATTGAAAAGGGATCCATACCAACCGAACAGTTTTCCATTACGATTCTTACGAATCCAAGTTTGTAATGGAAGACCAGCCTTATTCCGAAAGAGGTCGGACTTTAGGGATTTTAATCTCTTAATAGTCCATTCTGTTCCTGAACAAGTTTTCCATCTTAAAATATCTTCGACCATAGGTCGAAATATATAAGATGGGATACCTAACACTTTGAAGCGATGGGTCATGCCCTGAGAAACGAAATTCTCCCTTAATTGAGAGTTTTTCATAGGGTACTCCTTATAAAGGATTGCCAAATTTCCAGGACGTGACGTACGCCCTTTGGGTCAGGTCACCTACAAGTGATCAGGAAGGTATATCATCATCTATATTAGATGATAAGGTAGGAAGTCTATCTATCTTATCATATGCAATAGAAACTTCAGAACCGGCTGGATTTTCAAATCCTTTCAAGGATTTACCTTGTTTAGGGGTAAGAAAATCTTCAATGTCCTTTAACAACATATTGATCGCGTTTGTATAAAGGCGAGCAAAATGAGCTTGAACATTTGAATCGAGCTTTCTTTTAGCTCTCTCGTCAAAGGCTTTTAACCAAAGAGCTCTTGAGAGAAAATTATCTAACTCAGCCAAACCAAAAGGTACTGGTTTTTGTTCCATAGGTGATATCCTTTCTTTATCGTC